TTTTCTTCGTTTTCGTTCATAAGTCTTGGGGGTGTTTCGTTTGCAAAAATGTTTTGCTTACCGTATTCGGTGATTGTTGTCATGTAATTTAGAGATAGGTGAATGGCGAGGATGATCGGTCAGGTCGCCATGGCTATCTAAAATTGAACATCAGATCTAGATAATTTGTCTACTACATCTTGTCTGTAAGCTGGGTCGATATCATATTTAGGATCACTCATCGCAGCTACAACTTCGGCTTGGCTTCTGTAGACATCATCGCTTCCGCCTTTAGGTGGTTTACCAGTTAACATTCTTCCTTCGTATCCGTTTGCATAGTCATACTGAGCTTTGATACCATCTATAGCCATTTGTATAGAACCTGCATCTCCTTTAGCTATAAGTCTATCGAATGATTTCAGGGAAGTTTCTGGCATATTCTCATTAGCCCAGCCTAGTAGTTGATTATATTTCGATTCTCCTCCTACAGAGTTTTGTATTTTATTAACATCAGATTCAGTTAAATCAAAACCAGGAGCTTCACCAACGTTTACTCCTGCATCCTTAGCTGCGTCATACATAGAGAAGTAGACTTGCATCAATTCCTTGCTGCTCATCTCATTGAACTTATCTAAAGTTTCTTCACTCAGCTTTCCATTCTTTTGAAACTCCTCTGTAGCTGATTTTAAACTTTCTAAATGAGGTTTGAATTCCTCTGGAAATTCATTATCTGATTCTTCTTTTTCGTCAGACTCTTCAGACTCTTCAGACTGTTCCTCTTCAGATGTATCTGCTGTATCTTCTGAGCCTAATTTTTTCTGTAGTTCTATGTAAGCCTTCTCTAGCTGTTGAGCATTCTCATACTTACCAGCTAGTAGTTGACTCTCTTGTTCTTGAATCTGTTCTCCAAGTTGCAGGGATTCCTGCTCTTCTGAAGTCAGATTATCTGCTGAAGTTTGTTCAGTAGTATTGTCAAATGTTAATGTCTCTGCCATTTATTATTCTTGGATAGGTGGTTCTTCAACTGGTTGTTTACTTGGGTCCATCATTGCGGAGTTCAGAATCTGACCAGTTTGATCTGTCATTGATTGAGATTCTGCTTGAGCTTGCATCTGTTGTTGCTCCTCTTGCAGCTTCTGTTCTGTCTTGACTAAATTCAATACATCAATACCTTGTGCAGCAGCTAATCGTTTTATATATTCACTAGGATCTATATACTTCATAGTTGCTTCTGGTCCCATTGTTTGTGAAATGGTTCCAATGAATTGAGTAAGACTTTCTCTATCTTGTCCTCTACCTAGTGCGTTAACACCAGCTACTATTTGCGGACGTACTAAATCTTTAGGTATCTTAGGTAGCTGTTGGCTACGCTGAAGTATGTGTAGTGTTCTATCTAGGTATGGTATAAGAAACTCAACTGTGAGCAATGAGAATAGTCCTCCCAATTGTTGCTCTAGGTCTAACTGAGTTATTCTTACCTCCTCTGCAGTAGTTCTTTCTGATTGTCTTATATTTAAAACAAGGAAAGCTTCACTAATTCTTCTTTCAATTATTTGAGCTTGCTCTGAAGCTGTTCGGAAGTCGGCTGTCTTTCCTACCTGCACTACCTGTACATCCTCTGCCCTTCCTTGCACGATGGCTCCATTACCAGCCTTTGCTAGTGTAGCTGGCTTAGTAGTAGAGGATGGGCTTACCAGGAATATTACTTTTGAGGCAGCAGACGCGCCTTCCACTAGAGATTGTGATAATCCTTCAAGAGATTTTAAATCACCAAGGAATTCTTCTACCCTTCCACGACCATAGTCTTCTCCGTCAACAGTATTAAATCTGAGAACGAGCCAAGGGTTTGTATTCTTTGGAGCTGAACTACGAGTACCTTCAATTATTTTATCAAAGGCTTCTTGATGCCAGTTCCAACGTCCATTGTATAATTTAACGCAGGTATATACCTCAACGTCTTTGTCATCAGTACCATAACCACCATTGGTTTCATCAACAACCATATTAGGTTGTTCAATATCCTTTGGTAGGTCTAGTAACTTGCGACTTATAAGTTCCTTTGTGACAACCTCGATTACGTTCCCGTTTCCATCACGATTAACAACGTAACGGTTTAGGGGATAGTGCTTGAGACCATCCTTACCCATAAATATTAAAGCGTTACCTGAGACAACTAAATGTTTTAGTGCTTGGTTTAAAACTACCCTGTCAGAAGAAGCATTAACATAATCCATTACCATTCTTTCCATCTTGGCGAATGATAAATCTAATTCACTTCTTATCTCTGGGTCTATGTCTTGACCTAAAGCATCGTCTCTAATTTGTAACTTAAAAAATGTAGTCTGTGGTGGTAGTAATGCAAGGCCAAGCTTTGCACTTAAGTTGACTACTGACTTAGCACCAACCGATTGCCAAGGTGTTTTAAGCCTTCTGTGGTTGGTGGTATTTACGTCATCTTTAACTAAATATGGCAACGTAAGTTCTGAACATTCAACTGCTGTGTCAAGGAACTGAGACCGATTAGAGGACAGTTGATTGTATCTTTCACGTGCGGTAGCCATTAGTATCCTGCGCCTCCGCCACCTTTAGGAGCTGTACCACCTGTACCTGTAGGTGCAGTTATTCCACCAGTAGGAGCATCCTTTAATCCAGATAGTGCTGCCATTAAATCAGCGGGTGATGCTGTTGCCTTACCTGTCTGCGAAGTAGTAGGATCTTTAACTCTCAACGCTGCATCAGTTTGAGCTTGACTTAGGTCAGTTTTAGTTTCTCCTTTTTCTTTCTTCAGATCTGTATCTTCTGTTTCAGCAGCGTCTGGTCTACGTAGTCTATTAGCTAGACCTTTTGCATGAGTTGTTGGTCCTGTTGGTTGTGGTCCACCACCAAAGATCTGATTAAATATATCTCCAATAAATTTAAACGGATTAAAGCACATTAGATTTCCTCTTCTATGATTGAGTTTATATATTCGATCACGCTGGCTTGACCAGCGCGGTACATAATTGATTCGATTGGTTCTTTAGGATGGATAGGTTTCCATCCAAAGTTTTCCTCAAGTTTATCTACTAGCTTATCTAACCTTTCGTGTTGAAGCTTAAGAGTACTGAGGGAGATTTGGGTTTGCATGTTCAAAGAAGGCAGGCATACGAGCTGACTTGGTGGCAGAAAGTTCGGGAGCCTTACCGTTATACATTAAGTTGTCGCTAGTTTCTAGCCAAAATTTTTTGCTTAAATATTTATCGCCATAGGTATTACTACCTAGTGGCTCCATTATCCAGTTAATCGTGGCCTTCCTAAGTTTATCCAGAGATTGACTCCAAGATAACCCCATATCGAGACATACAAGGCTATTAGTGGCCACGTGTACTTGTTCGTCTCTGGAAATATCAGCTGATACCGTTCTGAGACCAGCATCACCATTATACCTAAAAAAAGGTAGAAGTACAAAGAAGATAGCACGTTCTATAACTAAAGCTTTTGTAATCATGTGGTCTGGGTGCGATTCCCACGCATCCCTAAGTAAGAAAGCTTCTTTCTCTGCTTTCTCATCAACGCCTATAGCGTTAGTAATATAGCCAAGGGCGAGATCATGTTTGATCTCATCCTTGACGTTTGACGCTAGGAGTTTCCTAGCAGATTCGGGAACCTCTTTTTCAAGTGCTTCTGCAATGAAGTCGCCAACTGGTAACTCCATGTGGCGTATTGCGAGAGCACGGTAGATGGTTTCCTCTGCTCCAGGTTTAAGCTTCCCAGCTGTTGTTTGGACTGGTGTCCATGTCCTCTTTCTATTGAGTAACTTTTCATATGGGTTCATTCTTGACACTCGTCTAAAGCAGCGTAAGCATCGCTCTTATCCTGAACATCTCCATGTACTTGCAAAGCATAATAAAGGGATGTTTGGGGACTATCTAGCCACTCTTCAACGAACTGTTCGTCGTAGGTTACAACATCACTCCATGAGTTGAAGCTGTATCCGTGAAGAAGCCCTGTGTGATTTAACATATACATAAGCTCGTCAGCTACCTTCTTATAGGCTTCCCAACCAACTTCTGAGGCGATTTCTACATCACCGTACTCATATGTTTGAACTCCAAATGTACCTGAGTCTCTATCTACACTCCTAGCTATAGGTGGTGCTATCTCTGGTGTACAAGTGAAGCCTTCTCTATCTTTACTTTTATATGAGCAGCTTGCGGTAGGAGCAATAGCAAAAGCTCTCTCCATTCTATACTCTCTAGCTATTTCAGCTGCACTCTGAATACCTTTATATAATTCTCCAGCAATTAATCCAGCTGTACCTAAACCTGGTATTCCATCGTTAGTAGCTGCTAATGCTTCTCCAAATTGCTCGTACGTTACGTTGTTTTGTCTTAGAAGATTAGCTAATCCAAGGCATCCAAGTCCGACTTGGCGGTCCGTTTGGCTGGGGAGGTATTCTCCTGAACTATCAACGCCTGTCTTACTATGTAATTCGCACAAGTCTCGCATACCCTCAGTGAAAGCGACTTGCAAGTCTCCGACTTTACAGGCACCAAGATTGACGTGTTGGAGGAGACAAGTTCCTCGTGATGGCAAGTAAACTTCAAGACAGACGTTTCCTCGGATTCTGTTTTCATTTTTGTCATACTTAATTTTGTTTAACCATATGTCACCCGACCTGATTCCATATATCAACGCTTCACGGGTGAGTGAATCAGCGTTCTTCCATTTCTCATCATTAATGTTGACGCATCGTTTGACCCACGGTAATTCAGAACGTGGAGTAGTAATGAACTCGATAATATCAGGATGATCGAGATCCAAATGTAAAACGCACGCTCCATTTTTATAATGACCGCCCCTGCGGATTATTTCATTTAAGGTTGAGTAGATTTTTCCGAATGAGACTGGTCCACTTGCGGTAAGCCCTTTTCCATTCTCTGTTCCCTTTCCACGGAGCTTAGAAAGATGTACAGCGCACCCTGCCCCGTAGCGCAAAGCGTGTGAAACAAATCTCCAACTTGCTTCGATTCCATTGTTCCCTTCCATTGAGTCTTCTACTACGAAGACAGTGCATGACACTGGTAGGCGGGAGGTTGGATCATCTATCCATGACTGAACCCGACCAGTTCTTGATATTAAATTTGTCATTAGACAAGATCAGTTAATGTTGGTGGTTGATAATTTTTGCTCTTTAATACTTTTCCGTCTTCTCTATATGTAGGCTTTCCATCCTCATCTAGTTTAGACATATTACTTTGATGGACTCGACGTAGAGCTTCGTCTAAGTCCCATTCCATATTTGCTGCGTATTGATAGCAGACATACACAAGATCACTAAGTTCCTTTAAAGCATCCTCATGAAGAGAAGTGCTGTTTCTAAATAACATACCCTCTGATTCTAAGAATTCTTTAAACTCTTCAACGATCAAATTCTTTTGCATACTCCTCGATTTTAGAGTCTTCGAGTTCTTCACATTGAACGAGTTCCTGAACTCTTTGGCTTGTTCTAAATTCGATTTCATTGGAGAGGTAGTGGATTGCTTTAGAGAGGTCTTCGATGTCGTCATACTTGTGATCTGCTCTGCAGATATATTTGATTGCATTTCCTAAGTGGAAATTAAGTTCTTGGTCTCTTATAAAGTCCCAAACTTGAATGGACCCACGCTTGTAGTAGGTAGGTCCATTGTCATTGGTGGTGTTGGTCATTAAATTACATAGTCAGGACTTGGATTCCATAAAATAGGTTCTTTCTTATCATGGTCGTAGTCATCATTAGTTAATATCCTTGCTAGACGTGCATTCATCAAAGCTATCTCTTCAGATAATCCTTTCTCTTTGAATGCTTTAACTAATGTTTTCCAGCTCCAGCCATTCTCTTCAAATAATTGTGTAGCTCTTTTAATACCGACCCCTGGAATACCAGCGTAGCCATCTGTATTATCTCCAGCTGCACTCTGAACTAGATGCCACTTAGCACCTTCGTCAGGATTGATGAGTGTGGACTCTTCAAAGTTGTATAACATCCCAGGTATTTGTCTCATGTCCTTATCAGGGGAGACAATAATATTCCCTGGATACTGTGTAGCATATATACCCATGGCATCATCTGCCTCAAGGGTAGGCATCGTGATCACTTCAAACTCAGTCTTGAGTTTATTTATCACACGTTTATATGCACATGGCTTCTTACGATTTCGATGACCCTTGTAATCGGCTTGAATTTTTTTCCTAAAATTGTTACTGCTACTAAAGAATAGAATAGTGTCGTCAAACGACCCAAAGTGACGGTGTATCTTTTTGATCTCCCTCATCACACAGGCATAAGCCTCTGAGAATTTAGAAGTAACTACGATAACGTCATCTCCAAAATCAATCTCTGTCTCTGCAGCTGCACAACATTTATATACCGTAAAGTCGGCATCAATTAATAGTTTCATAAGTTAGTGGACCTCAGCCCAGCTAGCTCCTGATTTTGCTTCAGCTGCTATTGGTACTCTGAGGTTGTAATATTCTCCGCTTTCAGTAGCGGAAAGAACAAGAAGAGATTTGAGATCATCAACATGTTCTGGTATTGATTCATACTGCAACTCGTCGTGAACAAAAGCGAGCTGATTGCAGCGTAAATCCATTTCTTTTGTATGGTCATGGGTGATTTTTAACCATCGTTTTGCAATAACTCCAGCTGAACACTGAAGTAAATAATTTAAGGCTTTGTGTTGACTGTCTACTATTAGCGTCCGTCCGTCGATAGCCAAGATCTTGCCTGTAGCAGACCGCTTCTTAACAGCCGATAACAGCTCTGATAATCCAGGGATGGCTGCGATGAACGCTGCACGTATTTCCCTTCCTTTAGCTCTTGCCTTATTGTCTGATAATTGTTTGTCATAACTCTTACCTAAGCGAATATCTCCGCAACCATAAAGGAATGCGTACGTTACTGTTTTGACATCACGTCTGGTAATTCCAATTTTGTCGGCGTTGACTTGGTGAATGTCTCCATTGAGGAGGATG